GAAGAGGCAGAAACTCAAAAATCAAAAGGAACAATTAACCTTGTTGATGATTTAAATGAAGCACATGGTAAATTTATTTGGATGTTAAGATCATTCACGCAATGAATAGGATAAAGAACAATGATTTCAATAAGATGCAAAGATTGCAATAAAGAATTAGTAGGGCATCCGACAAAAACTATAACTTGTGGATGTTCAAATATGGCAACGATTCGTGGGGATAAAATTTCAGCACTTGACTTGTCTCGTGTTGTTATGTTAAACTCCTTAAAAGAAAATCAAAAGAAAGGTGTGCTGACTTCTCAAGATATCGCTTGGCAAGAAGCGAGAAGAAAAAGAAAAGTTCGTAAATTAGATTTTGAAGTCCGTTGAGGACTTTATATTGGAAGCGTGGCAGAGTCCGGTTTATTGCGTTTGTCTTGAAAACAAATGAGGGTAATACCTCCACTGGTTCGAATCCAGTCGCTTCCGTTTTAAAACAGTTACATAGAATACTAATTTAATATTTTATTCCATTTTCTGTATATTACTGTTACAAAATGCTGACATTTTATTGACTTTGAAATGTTTGTGATTAGTATATAGTAGTATCATGCTTTAAATGAATGGATCAACACACCTATAATAATTGGGTGAAGATTAAAGAAACTTTCGAATCTTCTGGAAATACTGATAATATGTTCTATAAGAGAGCAGTTGAAATAGTCAAAACCAGAAGAGACCCTCTTGCTAAATTCCTTGGTGATGAAAAATGATGGAACCTTATGATGAATTTGTTAGTCGTTCTGAAGTTAAGGAGATGATTGATGCAGCAATACGACGACACAACCGTAATGCTTCTATCATTAGTATGTGCGTTGGTTGGGTGGTTCTTGCTTTATTTGCTGAGGGACTTTTAAGGTTAATTGGAGTTGTTCCTCCTTTATTACCATTTCTTAAAATTACTCTAAACTGATTGGGATGATTACAGAAGAAGATTTACTAAAATTGCAAGAAAGAGTTTTGCAACAAAAAATGGAAGAATTATTTGAAGAACCATCTACTTATGAAGACGAAGATGATCAGTACATTTTTTAAGGCAATCTGTATTTTTACTTTTATAGCAATCTTTATAAACTGGGGACTTCACAATGCCTACCCACAATAAAAAGTATCAGTTTGCTATGTCATCTTTTGCAAGAATGTATGGAAATTCAGTAATACATAATCATGATATCAAGCAGTTTTGCTTAGAATGGTCTGAATGGGGTGTAAATGCTCCCTTAACAGGTTTAAATGAGGTGGATCAGTATTTTTACTTTGAATATAAAAATTGGAGAGGAAAATGATTTTTCACATTGTAGAAACACTTGCAAATAGTCCAATATGGTTAGGACTTTGTGGGTTTGGTGTAATTGTAGTTCCTATAATCGGTATTTCCTTTATACATAGTAATAAAAAATAAATTAATATGGCAACGGTAACTTTTGCAATATCAAGTCCTTCAGAGGGAACCGCATGGAGTTTTTCTCTGAATAATATAACAGAGCTTAGCAATTTGATAAGTAACCAATCCCAGTATGCTTCAGTCACTGGTAATTATAATGGACAAATCTTTACAATGGTAAATAATTCAGAATCCTGTAAATTTTATTCTCCGCATTATGCAACTTGGAGATTTAATGATGCGGTATCTAATTTGCAAAATGGGCAGTATCCCACTCAGGGATTTAGTTTTGATGTATGGGGAGGTTCTCCTCGTCCCGGTACTGCAGGAAATTTGCTTGGTAAATTTAATAATAACTGGGGTAGTGGTGTTGCGGGTTCATATGATCTTGATCCAAATAAATGGAGTATGATTTATGATTATACAAACCAATATCCATTAGCATTATCTAGAGGGGGAATTCTGACGATAACAGTAACACAGTAACTTAGTTGACAATTTTTTTGTTCTTTGTTATTATATTTAAATAACGGGGTGTAAGTCAGCGGTAGACGGCTTGCTTTGGGAGCAAGAAGACACTGGTTCGATCCCAGTCACCCCGACTCATAAATTACTTTATTAAGAAATGAATCAAGAACTTAGCGAACTTCAATCATTTACTGTAGAAGAATTTCAATCAGATTTCGATGAATTAATTTCTAGAGTTGAAAATGGAGAATCCTTTATCATTACAAGTGAGCATGGAAATGCTGTTATAGTCCCATATAAAGAAGTTGTTAGTATATGTGAAGACGTGAATATAAATTATGAAGAGATAGTTAAAATTCACACGAATCATGAAGAAGGGTCTTGAGACACTCTCAAGACTGTCTGCCTTGACTTCTACACCACAATCCCTTATAATACTAAGGTCAATACACAAATCAATGACTCTCACAGCAAAATTCAAGAAAGACGTTCAAACCCTTCGCGGTGCAGCAAATGGTGAATTTTATCTTGATGTAAAGAATCCGAAACTTTATAAAAAGGTTCGTCGTTATTATGAAAATGAAGGTGTAGTATTTTCTGGTGATCCTTTGGACGATTATGAAATGCTCATTGAATATCTTTATCAAGATCTTGAATCAGTAGAAGTTGCCTGAGTAAATAGTCAATAAAGACTTTAAAGGCAATAATTTATGTCAAAATCTGATTTACTTCGGTGGATTGGAAATACTCTCCTCGTAATAGGATATCAAGTTATGTTATGGGGAGAATTTAAATTTGGTTTAGTGCTTAAATGTATTGGGGGATTATTTACAATACCTTTTGCAATTAAATTAAAACTTTGGGACGTTTTATTTTTATGTGCTTTTTTTGGTGTCTCCGAAATATCAAAATTAATTCAACTTTATACTAGTCCTGGAATGACTTAAAACTTATACTGGTGGAGTCAATGACCCGTATTAAATATGCCAATTGGTAAAGATAAAAAAATGGAGAGACTGAGTTATGGAGATGGGTTGCATAAACTCATCTTTTTTTGTATAATATATAATAAGAGTTTAATGTAATTTATGAGTGATTATAAAAAAACAGCACTTGTACTTGGTGCTGGCGGGTTTATTGGAAGTCATATGGTAAAAAGACTTCGTTCAGAAGGATATTGGGTGCGTGGAGTTGATCTTAAGCGTCCGGAGTTCTCTGAAACCGAAGCGCATGAGTTCATTCAAGGAGACCTGAGAGATATGAACTTCGTCGAAAGAGTTCTTCAATTTAAAGGATATCTTGGCAACTTTTATCATTTTGTAGCATCTCAGTATATTGATACTTTTGATGAAATTTATCAGTTTGCTGCTGATATGGGGGGTGCTGGTTTCGTCTTCACTGGCGAGAATGATGCTGATATTATGCACAATTCTGTGACTATTAATTTGAATGTATTAGAATCACAGAGAAAACTTAATGATTTTAAATCAGTAAATAAAACAAAGATTTTTTACTCTGGATCTGCTTGTATGTATCCAGAGTATAATCAACTTGACCCGGATAACCCAGATTGCCGTGAAGAATCAGCATATCCCGCAGCACCCGATTCTGAATATGGTTGGGAAAAACTGTTCTCAGAGCGGTTGTTTTTCGCTTATCATCGTAATTATGGGATCCCTGTTCGGGTTGCTAGGTATCATAATATCTTTGGACCAGAAGGAACTTGGGAAGGAGGTAGAGAGAAGGCACCAGCAGCAATCTGCCGCAAAGTAGCATATCTTCCTGAAGAGGGTGGTACAATTGAGGTGTGGGGTGATGGATTGCAAACTCGTTCATTCTTGTACATTGATGAATGTATTGAAGCAACTCGCAGGATGATGGATTCTGAATTTATTGGACCTGTTAATATTGGTTCAGAGGAAATGGTGACTATCAATCAACTTGTAGATACTGCCGCTAAAGTTGCTGGTAAGAATGTGAAGAAGAATCATATTAATGGTCCTCTTGGTGTTCGTGGTCGCAATTCTAATAATGATTTGGTTCGTGAAAAATTGGATTGGGATTATTCTCTATCTCTAGAGGAAGGAATTTCCAAAACTTATATTTGGATTATTGGGCAAATTAAAAATAAATGAAAAGATATGTGATTGATTTAGATCATACTTTGTGTGATACTAAAAAGAATGATGATGGATCTTGGAATTATCTTCAAGCATTACCATTTCCAAATAGAATAAAAAAAATCAATAAGTTGTCAGAAGAGGGTAATTATATTATAATTGAAACTGCTAGAGGATTCTGGACAAAAAGAAATTGGTATGTTGAAACTTATAGTCAACTTACAAGTTGGGGTCTTAAGTTTCACGAATTAAGAACAGGAATTAAATATGCTGCCGATTACTACATAGACGACAAAGCAATTAATAGTGAGGAATTTTTCAATGAGTAATTCTGATTACTTAAAACAAGAAAGTGGTGGAAAAACTAAAGTTATTCTTGTTAGTAGAGTTCATAAAGAAGCTGCTGACGAAAGAATGATGAAACTTGTAGATGAGTATGAATTTATTGAGTCTATTCCTGAAGAGTTTAAAGATTATTTTCCTCGTATTATCTTATATGGAATAGAACGTAACAAAGCATTCTATGAAATGGAACATTACGATCTTCCAACTCTTCGTAGACTTATGCTTGCTGGCGAAATTGATGAGAAAGAAATAATCTATTGGGCAGATAAAATAACAGAACTTTCTCGTAGACTCTATCTTCATCAAGTTTTACCTACACCTCAAGATTATTTTGATGTAATGCACTTTACTCGTTTGAGTAATCGTTTAGAAGAGTTATCTAAAAAATCTGATTTTTTTAAATATCTTATTCAGAAAGAAACAGTTGTAGTAAATGGCAAAGAATATAAAAATATTCCAGTTCTTGTGGAAAGATTTAAAACAAAAGAATTTCTACAAACAATTCAACCAGAATTTGTCGGTCGCTGGAGTCACTCTGATCTTCACTTTTCTAACGTTTTGATTGATAGAATAAATGATAAATTTATAATGATTGATCCTCGTGGATATGATTATTGTGATTATTATTATGACTATGGTAAGTTTTGGCATTCTATAAATGGTAAGTATGAAATGATTGCATCTCGTCAATTTGAACTTGATGGATTTAAT